AAGAGGAGCAACCTGAGGATGATGATGATGTAGATCTTTATGATACCATCATGGAGTCCTACCGTACTGGTGAATGGGATCCTGAGCTTGTTAGTAAAGTCGAGGGCATGAACCCTGTTGATGTTGCTAATATGTTCCTTGAAAAAGGAGGTACTAGTCAAGCACCACAAGCTACATCTAGCGACATTGAACAGATCCAAGAGTCAGTTGGTGGTACAACTGAATACCAGAGCATGATTCAATGGGCTGGTCAGAACTTATCTGAACAAGAGGTAGCTATGTATGATGCTGTTATGGATCGTGGTGACCCTCTTGCTATGTTCTTTGCTGCTCAAGCATTGAATGCACGATACCAAGATGCTGTGGGTTATGATGGTGAGATGCTGACTGGTAGTGCTCCACGCAATGCTGGTGATGCTTTCCGTTCACAAGCTGAGCTGGTAGCAGCAATGAGCGACCCTCGTTACGATAAGGATCCAGCCTATCGTGCTGATGTAGCAGATAAACTGGAACGCTCTAACATTGAATTTTGATGAACGACACTAACATCTTCGCTAAAGAACCCACCATGTATACCGACGAATCCTACACTGTGCCCCATAACGAACGTGCTGAACTCCTCAATGGTCGCCTTGCTATGCTTGGTTTCGTGGCTGCTATTGGCGCTTATATCGTAACTGGTCAAATTATCCCTGGAGTATTCTAATGCCTCTTAAGAAGGGAACATCTGATAAGACTGTCTCTGCCAACATCCGTAAGATGAAGGCAGAAGGCTATCCTCAGAAACAAGCAGTGGCTGCTGCTCTCAGCAGTGCTGGTAAATCCAAACCCAAAAAGAAAAAGTAATGTCTTGCGGCAAGAAGGGCCATAAAGGAAATGGCACAAAGAAAAAGTAACGTCAGTCTGAAGATTGGCGTACACAAATCACGCACTGGTGGCCTTACGGCTGCTGGTCGTGCCAAATATAACAAGGCTACTGGCTCTAACCTCAAGGCTCCACAGCCTGAAGGAGGACCACGTAAACGTTCCTTCTGTGCCCGTATGGGTGGTGTGAAGGGACCGATGAAAGACGAGAAGGGACGCCCTACTCGCAAAGCTCTAGCTCTACGTAAGTGGAAATGTTAAATGGCTAAGCCTGGTTTGTACGCTAACATTCATGCTAAGCGTATGCGTATCAAAGCTGGTTCTGATGAGAAGATGAGGAAACCTGGTTCACCTGGTGCTCCTACTGCTGCTCAATTCAAGAAGGCAGCTAAAACAGCTAAAAAGAAGTAACTGACTAGAGAGGCTTGGCCCCTAGCGAGTAGTGCTGAGCCTTAATGAGTAGATGGAAATATAAATGTTCCTTGCTATCTTATTATGATCCCTCTTCTAACTACTCTGTCAGTGATCACCAGTTGGTATGGTCCAGGTTTTAATGGACACTACACAGCTAGTGGTGCTAGATACAATCAAAACGGCCTTACTGCAGCGCACAAGACACTCCCCTTTGGCACACGACTTCGTGTATGTCTTAAGAGGTGTGCCGTGGTGACGGTCAATGATCGTGGACCCTACGTATATGGTAGAGGTCTTGATCTCAGTAAAGGTGCGGCTGATACTATCGGTCTCACTGCCTCTGGAGTTGGGCGAGTTAAAGTAACACGTCTTAATTAACTTCATGACTACTGCAATTGCAGCACCTAAGTCTCAGGTTAACCCCTGGGACTCTTATCTTAACTGGGTAACCAGTACAAACAATCGTCTTTATATTGGCCACTTTGGAGTCCTAATGATTCCAACCTTGTTGGCCGCTGCTACATGTTTTATCATTGCATTCATTGCGGCTCCCCCTGTCGATATTGATGGCATCCGAGAGCCCGTAGCCGGGAGTTTAATGTATGGAAACAACATCATATCGGGAGCCGTCGTTCCGAGCAGCAACGCCATCGGACTTCACTTCTACCCAATTTGGGAAGCTAATTCACTTGATGAATGGCTCTACAATGGGGGTCCGTTCCAACTCACAGTGTTCCACTTCCTCATTGGCATCTATGCTTACATGGGACGAGAGTGGGAACTTAGCTATCGACTAGGGATGAGGCCCTGGATCTTTGTCGCATACTCCGCTCCGGTGGCGGCTGCTACCGCTGTATTCCTTATCTATCCCTTTGGTCAAGGAAGCTTCTCTGATGCTATGCCTTTGGGTATCTCGGGAACCTTCAACTACATGCTTGTCTTCCAGGCTGAACATAACATCCTTATGCACCCCTTCCATATGCTTGGAGTCGCGGGTGTATTCGGTGGGTCTTTGTTTAGCGCGATGCACGGCAGTCTGGTTACGTCTAGTCTTGTTCGTGAAACGACTGAAGAAGTATCTCAGAACTATGGATACAAGTTTGGTCAAGAAGAGGAGACGTATAACATCGTTGCCGCTCATGGTTATTTTGGACGTTTGATCTTCCAATATGCAAGTTTCAATAATAGCCGTAGCCTTCACTTCTTCCTTGCTGCTTGGCCTGTTGTTGGCATTTGGTTTGCTGCTTTGGGCGTTTCGACCATGGCTTTCAATCTTAATGGTTTCAACTTTAACCAAAGTCTTGTCAGCTCTGAAGGGAAAGTGATTAACACTTGGGCTGACATTCTGAACCGAGCTGGTCTTGGTTTTGAAGTGATGCACGAACGTAATGCTCACAACTTCCCACTTGACCTGGCTACACATACCGCACCTACCATTGGTTAATCATGGCACGAGCTACTCCCTTTGATCCGAAGGTGTCTTCGGTATCTGCTGTTCAATATGTAACACCTACTGCAGGTTCTGCTGCATTTGCAACTGCATATGGTGAAGCTAATCAGACGCTCATTGAGATGAGCCCTAAAGGTGTTAAGGTACAAGCTGGTACGCTTGCTACCTGGCCCTAACCTTTAATAAGGAAACCTCTTATTAAAACTTGGACTGGAGGCACCTCAGAGTAGGACCTCCTTTTCTTTGGCTTAGGCCGGTTACGACCGATACCCTTTGCCATGACAGTCGGAGAGACGACACCAAAATATGACAACAAAAATTCTAAGCGCTTAGAGAGGACTAACGTAAACAACTCTCTCTTAAACTATTGTGGCTAACACTCTTGTAACTCCTGTAGGTCGGATTAATAATACTAGTTCGACCCCCCTTGCTCTTGGTACTGCCTATGATACCAAGTACGCAACCTATCTGAAATTGTTCTCTGGCGAGATGTTCAAGGCTTATGAAAGCTCTACCATCGCCAAAGGCACTGTGCAGAGCCGTACCCTGAAGAATGGTAAGGCTATGCAGTTCATCTTCACTGGCCGTATGGAGGCGGCGTATCATGAGCCCGGCACTCCGATCCTGGGCAGTGGTGATCCTCCGGTGGCAGAGAAGACCATCGTCTGTGACGACCTCCTCATCTCTAGCGCATTCGTGTATGACCTTGACGAAACGCTAGCACATTACTCCCTGCGTAGTGAGATCGCTAAAAAGATCGGTCACGCTCTGGCTGAAGCTTATGACAAGAAGATCTTCCGTCAGATTGCTAAGGCTGCTCGTGAAGCTCACCCCATCACTGCTGCTCCTGGCCCTGAGCCCGGCGGTTCTGTGATCCAACTGGGTGTGCAGAAAGAGTATGATGCTCAGGCACTGGTTGACGCCTTCTTCGAGGCCGCCAGTATTCTTGATGAGAAGAACCTGCCCAAGCAAGGCCGTACCGCTGTTCTTAGCCCTCGCCAGTACTATGCTTTGGTGAGCCAAGTCGACAGCAACATCCTCAACCGTGATTTCGGTGCCTCCCAAGGTAACCTGAACAGTGGTGAGGGCCTGTATGAAATCGCTGGTATCTCCATCAAGCGTTCCAACAACCTGCCCTTCCTGGCTGGTAGTGTTGCTTCCGTTAACGGTGAGAACAACGACTACTCCGGTAACTTCAGCACCCACTGTGGTCTGATCTACTACAAGGATGCCGCTGGTGTTGTGGAAGCTATTGCTCCCTCCGTGCAGACCACCTCTGGTGATGTGTCTGTGATGTACCAGGGTGACCTGATCGTTGGTCGTCTGGCTATGGGCTGTGGTACTCTGAACCCCGCTGCTGCTATCGAGCTGCAGTCTGCTCGCTCCTGAGGTATTTAACCAATGGCTAACGCTACTACTGCTGCTGGCAACAATGGTGCTGCTGGCAACGTTAACTTTGCTACCCGCACTGTAACCGGTGCACTCGGTAACACTTATATTGACAACGGCAACCTGGCCGTGTCTGATAACCATGCTGTTCGTCGTTCAGTTGCTCGTACTCGTCAAGGGTTCGGTACTACTGTGAATGCGTCTGGCGTGTTCTCGGAGACTCAGAACCTCCGCTTTGCTTACTCTGGTGTTGAGGCCGATTCTCCGGCACTTGACGCTAGCCGTACTGCTGTTTAATTAGTTCTATATGGGGATCCTTTCGAGGGTCCCTTTTTTTAATTCCTATATAACGTCATTGTTATGCCGTATACCAATAACGCTCAGGCTGAGCTACAAGCTGTTAATGAAATTCTGGCGTCTATTGGTCAGGCGCCTGTTACCACCATCGAGGCACAGACCATCACCTATGAAGATGGTTCTACTGTCGAAGCTGTAATCAACCCGGAAGTTGCAATTGCTTATGAGACCTTGATGCAAGTCTCTCGGGAGGTACAGGCAGAGGGGTGGACATTTAACCGAGAGGTTGAGTACCCACTTACTCCTGATACTAATGGCTATCTATCAATGACTGGTAGTATGCTGCAAATTGACCTTAGCGATAATGTTGCTAATAGCAGCTATGATACTGTTATCCGTAACGGTAGACTTTATGATAAAATTGGACATACTGATGTATGGGATACAGCCAAGACATACAATGTAGATGTTGTCTGGTATTACGACTTCGTTGATCTCCCTCAAGTCTTCAGGGATTACATTACATCACGTGCTGCTACACGTTGTGCTATTCGTCTTGTGGGTGATGTGAACCTTACCCAGGCTCTTGCTTCCTTTGAAACATGGCGTCGCTCTAACTGCCTTGAGTATGAGTGCAACGAAGGTGACTACACTATGTTTGGGTTCAAACAAGGTGATGGCTTCTACAATAGTTACAAACCATTTAAGGCACTTGCACGATGACAGCAGTATCTCAACGTATACCTAACTTCATTGGTGGTGTTTCCCAGCAAGCTGATGAGAAGATGCTGTTGGGTCAAGTAAAAGAGGCTGTAAACTGCTATCCTGATATTACACTTGGTATGTTGAAGCGTCCTGGTGGTAAGTTTATCGGTAGGCTTGCTAGTCTAACAGCTAATACTGCTGATCAAACAGCATGGTTCAGTATGTTTAGAGATAACCAGGAGAAGTACATCGCTAATGTTACATCTGCTGGTGTCATTAGAGTATGGAATCTATTGACTGGATTAGCCGGTACTGTTACATACCCTTCTGGTAAGCAAGCCTCTATCGAAAGCTACCTCACAGCTACTGATTATCGTAGTATCAAAACTCTTACTATTAACGACTTCACCTATATCGTTAACAGTGAGAAGGTAGTTACTGCTAAAGCTGCTCCAACTTGGAATGCTAAGCGTCAAGCTACTATTGTTATTACTGGTGTCGAGAATGATGCTATCTATACTGTTAAGGTTGGTGGTTCCACCTTTACCTATACCTCACCAGCACCTCCAGTAGCACCTACAACTGCACCAACTGCAACCATCTCTATTGTTACAGCTGGTGTATCTGCTGCTATTACTAGTGGTTTCGCTACCAAGACTGTTATTGATAACACCATCTACCTTACCTTTAACTCAGATACAGATGTATCCGGTAATGCAGGTATTGATGGTAAGAGTATTCGTGTCTTCCAGGACTCAGTAGACACCTTTGCACGGTTACCTGAACAAGCTAAGCATAACCAAGTAGTAAAGATCAACAACACTAGCGCCAGCCAGGATGACTTCTATCTTAAGTTCATTGCTGATGATGGTAATAGTGGTAAGGGTTACTGGGAAGAGACTGTTGCACCTAACGTCAGTACTGGTGTAAATGAGGCTACAATGCCCATTGCATTGATTCGTACTAGTGTTAGTCCGCTAACGTTTAGAGCTACCTTCCTGGACGGCTCAGAGGCCATTAACAACCTTCCTCTGCTATGGGAGCCACGGTTGGTTGGTGACAATGAATCCAACAGCCACCCAAGCTTTGTAGATCACACTATTCAGGATATCTTCCTATTTAACAATAGGCTTGGTTTCTTGACTGAGGATAACGTTTCCATGTCCCAGGCTGGGGACTACTATAACTTCTATCACAAATCTGCTACTACTATTACCGCTGCTGATCCTATTGATCTCAGCTGTGCAAGTATTAAACCTGCTACAGTTCGTTCAGTTGTACCAGTTACACAAGGTCTGTTACTCTTTAGTGATAGTCAGCAGTTCTTGATGGAAGCAGAGAATGGTGCATGGACTCCAGCTAACTGCTCTATTAGTACAATTGCGAATTACGAATGTGATCGCCACCTAAAACCTATTGACCTAGGATCTACAGTCCTATATGTCAGT